ATGATTTCGCGGAGTTAATATTTCAGATATCATGTACATTAAAAAAGGAACGAGGCAAAAAAGAAAATACGTGCCCAAGTTCCATCCGTCATTTGGAAAATAGTTTAAATTGGTTAGTGGATAACAAGTCCACCAAAATAACATGATTGTAAAAAGAGTGATGAAACAAAAAGCCGTATGTGGCCAGTAAAAGAAAACATCATCATCGGGATCATTGTTATAGTTTTTGGCTAATAATTCAACAAGATTTGTCATCAATTTTACCATAGCCAAACCTAGTACCATGAAGGCCACGGCGCCAATATGCGAAAATACCATTTTTTTGTCTCCATAAGTAGGAGAGAAATTTATGGTAAATGCATTTTTTTGTCTCCTGTGTATTTATTTTATTTTGCATTATTGACTCTTTTTGGTTGACCTTTTTGGTTTAAGAACGTATAATAGTTGTTATAGTAATTAAGTTAACTTTAGCAAGGAGACAAGATGGCAGAATTTAATACAGGCGACATGGTAGTTGTGCATACATTAAATGAGTTAGTCGGCGAAGTTACTAAAAAATCACTTAATGGTGATAAAGAATATGATTACATGGTACATTACGAAGTAGATGGAGCATGTGAATGGTGTGAAGTAAGCGATTTAAGAGAAGCAACTCAACAGGACGATTGGTCCTTAACCTGCTAATTGGAGGTAAACGTGGCACTTAAATTTGAAAACACATTTAAAGTTGGTGATAAGATTAAATCACAGGATTTTTTTGGAAAACCTGAGTATTACATTGCAGGTGAAATCATTAGAACTGAAACAGTTAGAGGTGCAAAGGTATATTCAATAGACATTGTCGAAGATACATTAGGTGATGGTGAAAGAGTCGGAGATGTAGGTTATGTTCCGATGGAAGTTTCTTTTATGGAATTTGATAACAGAGTGACACTTTATTAGGAGACACAATGACTAAGCAGGAATTTAATGAACTAGCAGAAGATTACGGTACTGATAAAGCCAAAAAGGCGATGGCTTGGTTATATAATAACACAACCGCTGATTTCCGAAAATGTGTATACATTGTAGGATTTCTTAAATCAAACGAATTACTTTGGAACTAGGAGAATTTATGTTTATTTTTGCGTCAATTAACAATGCTAAGTTTAATATTAATGTAGACACGAAATTTGCAACGTACAAAAAAGATTTTAAATTAGATGACGTTAGTGCAATGGCACGTTTCCTTAAACAATTCAAAAAACAATCCCACATAGCAACTTCCTCCAGTATTGACTTTCCAGAAGAAGACGGAGCACCAGAAGGTTTTGATGCTCGTGAAAAACTTGGACAAGCAATGCAACTTGCATGGTCATAATATGTCTATAAGACCAACATGTTGTAATCACGGGTGCGAAAAACCTGTAATACCAATGACAGGAAAAATTTCAGATCCATCACCTAGGTGGAGGCCTGTATGCGGTCATTGCCAAACTGCAAATTATGGTAAACAACCTTATGCAAAAGGAGTTACACCATTTGTTACTGGAACTTGTAGTAACAAAGATGGACACTTAGGATTTACTTGTTGGACAGACTTTATTAATATGCCAAAAGATTATAAAGGTAGAACACAAATTGATCATATTGATGGCAACCCTAATCATAATGATCTTTCCAATCTAGATGAACTTTGTCAATCTTGTCATTCTTATAAGGGACAACGAAGTGGCGATCATAATGGTTGGAAAGGATCTTCACGTAGATTTAATAAATAGGAAAGGAGATTAAATGGCTACTAAATCAAATTTACTTAAAAAAGTACCAAAGAAAAGACGTCGAATAACTCAAATAGAAGCAGATGAAAAATATACAGGTTCGGAACAGGAATTTGTAGGTGAGGTACTTACTAGAGAACAAATTCAACATGGTTTCAATTATTACTGTTACCATAAAGGCGTTAAAGATGCTAAGACATTTATTGCAGATTTTCTAATTACTGAAGGACGTAAAGATGAAGCAAAGCAAGTTAAGGCATGTCCTGATGTATTTGTTATTTCTACTTATGGATGGCTTGCACGAATGAAAACCAAAGGTGCAACGTTTGATGTAGAAATGGATATTGACGATAGACTCGATCAACATATTCAATATCTTTGCAAACAAGGGAGTCTTAAAAAAGAAGTAGTTGCTGAAAAGAAAGAACAACGAGCCCAAGGCCCAAGTATTCAAGATAGGATTAAAGATCAATCCGACGAAATGGACAGCCAATTTCAAGAATGGGTCGATACATATGTTGGAAGTCCAAATTTGTTTAATCCTACTATTTTAGATCCTTATGGATACTTACAAAGTTGTAATTGTACCCAAGCTCATGCAAGGCGTATTAAAAAAGATTGGGAAGCAGAATTAAAAGAATTTAATGAAGCATTAAAAGGTGTTGACGAAGATCTTAAAGAAGGGTATTCGCATTTACTTAAAAATAAACGAATGGACGGTCTTATTGAACTTGTAAATAGGTTCATTGATGCCTGTGATGTTATTATTGGCGAATCAAAAGCAACACGAAAGCAACGTAAAAAGAAGCCTGTAAGTGTTGATAAACAAATTGCAAAACTCAAATTTAAACAAACAGATGCTGGATTGGGAATTACTAGTATTAATCCTACTAACATCGTTGGTGCTACTATGGCTGTTATATACCAGTGTAAGTATCGTAAACTTGGTGTTTATGTAGCCGATGATGAAAGAGGATTTAAAATTAAAGGAACGACGCTTTTAAATTATAGCGAGAAAAGTTCAACTAAAAAGACTCTCCGGAAGCCTAAAGAGCAATTAAGTTTTGCTAAAAAGGCAACCAAGCATAAGTTTGGTAAATGGTATGAAGCAGAGGTTAAAACCACAGAAACCAAACTTACCGGCCGTTTTTCCGATGATACAGTCATCCTGCAAGTCTTTAAGTAACATACTGGTCTCCGAATAAATACTATACGGAGACCAGAGTTATGGCAAAGACCCGACAAGAGCTTACCAAAGAAATAGAAATATCCCTCGGTGGGGGAATGATTGATGTTGAGCTAGATCCTGAACATTACGATCTAGCAATAGACAAAGCATTAGCAAAATATAGACAACGTAGTTCTAGAGCTACAGAAGAATCTTTTATTGCAGTTACATTAAAACCAGAGGTAAATAATTATGTTTTACCGACAGAAGTATTAGAAGTAAAAGATATATATAGAAGACAAACTGGATCTTTTGGTTCAGGCCAAGGCGCAGATATAGAACCATTTGAAGCGGCATATCTTAATACTTATATGTTACATTCGGGTAGAGCAGGCGGATTAGCAACATTTGAAGCATATCATGAAATGAGGGAACATTTAGGAAAAATGTTTGGCTCTGAATATATGTTTACTTGGAAGCCTTGGAATAATACATTGTTTATTCATAGAAAAGTTAAGTCCGATGATGATGTATTTGTTCATTGTTATAACTATAAACCAGATTTAATTCTTATTGCAGATACATATTCTGCATCATGGATACGAGAATGGTCAATATCAGAATCTAAAATGATGTTGGCAGAAGCAAGAGGCAAATTTGTAACTATTGCCGGTCCACAAGGTGGCACCGCCCTTAATGCAGAAACATTAAGAGCAGATGCTACTGCAAGTTTTCAAGCACTAGAGGAAGAACTAAAAACATATGTTGATGGTGGCGATCCTCTAGGTTTCGTTATAGGATAAAATGGAAGAACAAGAAACTGAATTGCAAATCATAGAAGATAGTTATGACATGGCAACCAGTGCATCTAAAGACGGGTTTTCTGAATCGTTTATTTTAGAATATCCTGAATTTTTCGATAAAGATTACTGTGATCTAATTATAGACAAATTTAACATATTAGATAAAGAAGGATTTTCAGATATATCTGCGGCAGGATATAACAAAGATAAACCATCAATAGGTGCTCAATTTTTTAGATCTAAAGGTAAGCATGTATGGTTTAATCATGTTGCAAGAGGATTAGATTTTAATCATGTAGTACATACAACAAATGAAACAGCATTCTTTTTTGACCAATTAAAAAGGGCTGTTAAAATTTACAAATCAAAATTTAGAGTAAGTTTAACAATGCCTCTTACTTGTAACGACATGAAAGTACAACGTATAAAAGCAGGGGGAGGGTTTCATGCATGGCATTCTGAATGGAGTAAAGAATCTAATTCAAGAATACTTGTATATATGGTATATCTAAATGATTTGCCAGATGGCGAAGGCGAAACAGAATTTTTAAATTTAGGAGTTCGTTGCAAACCCCAAGCAGGTAAATTAGTTATATGGCCAGCAGGATGGACCCATGTTCATCGAGGAAATCCTAATTATACAACAGATAAGTATGTTATAACAGGATGGTTTCATATCAACGATCTAACATTAAATTATAACATCGAATGAGTTTAAAAGAATTAACATTAAAAGAACATACAAATGCAGAAGAACAAGATTTTGCACATTTATTGATTAGTGGAAATATCGAAGTTCCTGTATATTTTCATTACTTAATGAATCAATATTTTATATATAGTGTATTAGAAAATACACATTATAATTTGCCTGATTCTCGATTAGCCCGAGCAGACGCAATAGATGCAGATATTAAAGAATTAAAATTGCAAGGTCCCATACCTATGTCATGTTACGACTTAACACCAAGTACTGAAGAATATATACAGCATATTAAAGAACATGTACATACAGAAAAACAATACCTAGCTCACATTTATGTCCGGTATTTAGGGGATTTACGTGGGGGGCAAATAATAGCAAAAAAGATTCCAGGCACAGGCAAGTACTATAAATTTGAAGAACCTCGGGCACTTGCCGAATCTATATATACTACATTAGATGATAGTATGGCAGATGAAGCAAAATTAGTATTTGAATATGCTACAAGACTGTTTCAAGAATTATATGCAGGACATTTTCAAAACCCTAAAAAAGTGTGAGGAAAATCTACTTAAACAATTAACAGATACAGGCTCTGACGTCCCTGATCATCATGAATGGCCATGGCGTAATTATGTATTTGAATCTAAATTTTATCGTAGAGCCCACCTAGATGCAGTAGAAACTGACAAATTATACATGTTTCATTTGTGTATATTTCCACGTATATACAATCCTGCTCCTATATATGGTGTTGATGTTATTGCTGGCAAAAATATTGTTAGCGGAGCATTTCACGATTTTAGTAAAGCAGGTGACGATAATCATCCTATGATGCAATGGTTTGCTGAAAAAGTAAAGCCGTATAATTGGACTAGTACACGAGAATTACCAGAATGGGCACAAAATATTTTTAGTCCTAGTATGATTGCAGTTAGTAGAAGCAAAGAGCCCCAAGATTATATAAACTTTTGTGATTTAGCAGTTGAAAATTTAGAATATTATCTTACTGAATTGGATAAATGTAATGCTCATGAATTTAAATATGGACATGAATTTACACTCAAAAATCAAAACTGGTATTGTCATAATCAAAAACAAAATCCCCACACACCAAGAGTAATGGGCAACTTTTGTGATAACGAAGAAACTGTTCACAAGTTTATCCATGAATGTTTATTTCCGGAGATATAATGGAATTTATATATCCTTTTCAGCCTCCAGCATTGTTACATGATGTTATAGATCAATCTTTAATAGATGATACTAATAAAATGTGTAACGATTTGTTACCGGAAGGTACACGAAATTATGGTGTTAGAGTAGATAATCCTATACATGATTTACAAGAACAAATATATAAAATGGCTTATGATTATATTAGAGCATTTGAGAATTCTTGTAAAAAAGTAATAATAGATAAAGAGCATAAATTAACAATTTCAAAAATGTGGTTTTTAGATTTACAAGATAAAGATTATCTTCAAGCACATGAACATGGAGATAATAATATCCTATCAGGAATTGTATATTTAAAAATACCCAAAGGACTAAAAAAAGAATACGATACTGAATTTCCAGAAGGCAAAATACGAGATGGTATTTTGGTATCAAATGCTAATGGTTGCATTGAATTTACTTACAATCCAATGGTTTTACATAATAAATTAATATCCTCTAATACCTTCCTAGTAAAACCAAAAGACGGACATATGTACATGTGGCCAGCATGGTTATTTCATACAATATATCCATATTATGGTCCAGGTATTCGTAGATCTTTGGCGTTTAACCTATCGACTTCCCCCGCATAACCACCTGGTTTTACTAATATCACGATAAATAATTTAAACAATGAATTTAGTCATTAATAGTGAGGAATTAATATGGCAACTTTAGTATCACCAGGTGTGGCGGTTTCTGTTATAGATGAGAGTTTTTACGGGACGGCAGGTGCAGGAACTGTTCCTTTAATTGTATGTGCTACAGGACAAAATAAAGCACATGTAAGTGGAGCAGGATATGCATCAGGAACCGTTTCTTCTATGGCAGGGAAACCACAACTAATTACAAGTCAAAGAGAACTTGTTCAAACTTTTGGAACACCGTATTTTAGAACGGTATCAGGTACAGCATCAAATGGAGACGAAGTAAACGAATATGGTTTACTTGCGGCTTATAGTTATTTAGGTGCGGCAAACAGAGCATATATTGTAAGAGCAGATGTAAACACAACAGAATTATTACCAGCAGTTGCCGAACCAACAGGGCCTTCTGCAAATGGAGCATTATGGTGGGATACCGCTAATTCCGTTTATGGTGTGTTTCAATATTCAGCTAATTCAGCATCATGGGTTAAGCAAACAGTAACCCCATTTACTGCGGCACAAATGACAGTTAATGCACCGACTGCAAGTGCAGGCGGGGCGGCAGTAGGCGATTTTAGAATTTCAGTTGAAAGTGCAACAGGTAAAGCATTAGGAACAGATGTTGCGGCCGCTCAAGTTTATGAATGGGATGGATCAGCATGGGAAGCAGTAAGTACAGCAAATGTAGCCAACCTAACTGCATCAGCAGTTACAGTAGGACCTTCGTCAGCTCAACCATCGGGTCCAGCAGATAAAGATGTATGGTTTAAAACATCTTCAGATGGTCAAGGTACAAGTCTTGTTGTTAAAAGTTACAATTCTTCGACCACCTCGTTTGATACTAAAGCAGTTAATTTTTATAAAGATGATGCTACTGCGGCACAACCAGGTAACTTTGATACAGGTCGTCCTGCTGATATTATTGTTACATCCTTAGATACTGATAAACTTTATGCAGGTGCGGCATCGACTTCATCTACATCACTTGTAATTTTAGATGGTGGTTCAGGTTATACTGTAGCACCAACTCTTACTGTAACAGGTGGCGGAGGTTCAGCGGCTACGGTAGAAGGAGTATTAACAGGCGGAGTAGTAACAGATGTTGTAGTTACAGCAGTAGGTGGAAGTTATACTTCAAATCCATCAATAGTAGCAACAGGCGGAGTTAATCCTCCTGCAGGTTCAATTTATTCAACAGAAGATACAGCAGGAGATAAGGCTTCAATTGCATTGAATTTATTTGATGGGACTTCGGCTACTTCAACAGCGGTTGCAGATGCAACAACTACATATGCCGCGGCAAATGAAATGGAAGCGAGTGCAACAGAAATTTATGGTGCAGTTACTGAAGGAACATATTGGTATAGTACAGCAATTTCATTGGATATGTATAAAAATACATCAGGCGTATGGATTCCACAAGCAATATCAGCATATGGAACGGTTGCACCAACAGCACCATCTGCTAATGATGTATGGGTTGACACAAATGATTTAGAAAATTATCCGTTAGTTAAAGTTTATAATAATACAACTTCAACATGGGAAGCAAGAGATAACACAGATCAATCTACTGCAAACGGAGTTGTATTTGCAGACTTAACTGCAACGGCGGCAGATACTACTTATAATAGTGGTGCTACAAGATTAGCAAATGCTCCAAATGGTGCATTGTATCCAGAAGGTATTTTCTGTATTAATATGGCACATTCTTCTTATCAAGTAAGAAAATATGTATCAGCAGAAACAACAACTCATAAGTGGCGTACAGCGGCCGGTAATAAAGCCAGTGGCGCAGGGTATTTTGGAAGAAAATCACAAAGAGCTACTATTGTTAAAGCAATGCAAGCGGCAATTGGCACAAATGATGATTTACGTGGTGATAGTACAGTATTAACATTACTTTCTGCTCCAGGTTATCCGGAATGTGCAGATGAATTATTAGCATTAAATGTAGATAGAAAAGAAACTGCATTTTGTGTGTTAGACACTCCATTTAGACTTGCACCAAATGGTGTTACAGCATGGCAGGCAGGAACAAATGCTACAGAAAATGGTGAAGATGGATTAATAACATCTACATCACAAGCGGCTGTTTATTATCCGAGTGGTTTAGCAACAAACACCGATGGTACATCGGTTGTAGTTCCGGCATCACATATGGCATTAAGGACTATTGCTTATAATGACTCTGTTGCTTATCCTTGGTTTGCACCAGCAGGATTAACAAGAGGCGGAATAACTAATGCAACTAATGTTGGTTATATAGATAGCGAAGGCGAATTTGTTGCCACTGCACTTAATCAAGGACAACGTGATACTTTGTATCTATCAAAAGTTAACCCTATTACAAATTTCCCAGGACAAGGATTATTTGTATATGGACAAAAAACATTGTATGCGGCATCAAGTGCATTAGATAGAATTAATGTTGCAAGACTAGTAGCATATATAAGAGATGGATTAGATCCGCTTGCTAGACCTTATGCTTTTGAACCAAATGACGAAGCAACTAGAGCGGCGGCCCAAGATTCAGTAGAAAGATTTTTGGGAGACATAATGGCAAAACGTGGTTTATATGATTTTGCTGTTGTTTGCGACGGAACTAATAATACAGCGGCCAGAATTGATAAAAATGAAATGTGGATTGATGTTGCAGTAGAACCAACAAAAGCCGCAGAATTTATTTACATTCCTGTTAGGATTGTAAATACTGGCACATTATAAGTTTTTAATTAAAGGTAGTGGTAATTTTGCCACTACCTTTTTTCATGGTCAAAATTTCTGAGAAATCATATAAATACTTACAACAAGAACACGGCATAGGAGATAATTTAAATGGCGAATTTAACAAAATTTGGAGTACCAATAGGCGGTGCCAGCTCGACTACTCCTTTATTGATGCCTAAATTACAATATAGATTTAGGGTAACATTTAAACAACTTGGCGGGGCGGCAACAGCCGATACAGTAACCCATCAGGTAGTTAGTGTAACTAGACCAACATTAACTCATGAGGAAATAACTTTAGATGTTTATAATTCTAGAATATTTTTGGCAGGAAAACACACATGGGAACCAGTTACCCTTGTAGTTAGAGATGATATAAGCAATAATGTAATAAAAGCAGTCGATCAACAAATGCAAAATCAAATTGATCATCATAATCAATCTGCGCCTATTGCCGGTGCTCAATATAAATTTTCTACTGTAATCGATACATTAGATGGTAATAATGACGAAGGTTCTGGACCGGCGTTATTAGATAGTTGGTCATTAGGAGGTTGTTGGATTACTTCAACTGCATACAATGAATCAAGTTATGCAACAAGTGATGCAATGACAATTAATATGACTATAAGATATGATAATGCTATCCACATGGATAGTACAGGCACAACAGCAATAGCAGGACAATCAATTGATTCCTCAGTAGCAAGTTATACAGGGGCTACTGCAGGGGCATAATCATAAAAGGTCGGTATAATGGCATACTTTGGCAGAATACTTCGTAATTATGCCGATCACTCGTTTGGCACAGTTACTGAGTATGGTAGACAACTCGGTGAAATTCCTAGAGCAAAACATGCGTTTGTTGTGGAGTTTTATACAACAAGAAACACCGGAAATAAGCCTTGGCGTGATATGCTTAAAGGCTTAACAGAAATAGTCCAATCCTGTGACTTGCCTAGTTTTGCATTTCAAACACAAACACTAAACCAATATAATAGAAAACGAGTTATCCAAACTAGAGTAGAATGGAATCCTATTACTATTAGATTTTGGGATACTAGAGATAATAAATTTCAAAAAGTAATGAAAGAATATTTTAAATGGTATTATAAAGATGGTAGAGAAGAAAGCACAAAATTTGGTAGTGGTGGATTTGTTCCAGATGTAGTAGATATGAATCCTGCTATAGATAAGTTTGGTTTTCAGCCACCATTTACAGCAGACAGTAGAGCAACAAAGAAAAAGTTTACAACAGAGGTTCCATATGGAGAGTCGGGCGGAGCAACTGGCCCAGAGCCAGGAGCACCTCCAGGTAAACCTGCCGATGATCCTGCTATTAATTATGAAAAATACTTTTTTAGTAAGATTGTTATTACTCGAATGTCTGGAGGTAGAGAAGATCCAATAAAATCACCTATAATATTATTTAATCCAACAATAACAAGTATTCAACATGATAATTTAGATTATAGTACTGCACAACCAATTTCATGGACGGTACAATTTGCATATGAAGGCGTCCAGCATATGGAATCAGATAAGGCACCTTCAGGCGGACCAGATTGGATTTCACGAGGGGTAGATGCCGCAGGTGAATGGTATGATTCTTGGGGATCTCAATCCTTAGCAGAAAGAAGCGACCCTGCAAATGAAGATGGCAGTCAATACCTTAGTAGAGCTATGGAAGAAGAAGACGGACCTGGAGCGGCGTAATGGCATATGGATCTTCCTCAGTTAGTAGCACAGCGGTAGTAGTAGAAAAACAATCAGCATCATCTGCTACAACAACTACCTATAGTAAAAATAGTTCACTTGGTATTCAAGATGCTATAGAATTACGTCGTAGATTAGGGGTAGTAAAAGAATATTTTGATCAACGATTATTAGGTAATAATGTAACTCCGTATTTTCAATTTAATCCACAAGAATATGATTTAATTTATGGTGAACTTTTATCAAATAATGTAAGTAAATTGGCGGCTGAAGTTTTTGCATATGAAATATTAGCATTATCTAAATGGTATAACGAAGGATATGATAAAATATTACCCTCAGTTGTAAGTGGAAAATTAACTTTAACCAATGATATGTTAAAACGATTAAATTTTACTAGACCTTCAAATAACAAATTAGGAGTTACATCTAATATACCTACCGCAGAAATGTTAAAAGAACAGGTAGATTAATGGCCCGTAAAGTAAAATTTAAACAAGGCTACTTCCAACCAAAAAATCCTAATAAATACAGAGGTAAGCATGTTCCTATTTATAGATCAGGATGGGAATTAGCATTTATGAAATTGTGTGATGGCCACCCTAATGTAGAATGTTGGGCATCAGAAAGTCATGCAATACCTTATCGTAATCCATTTACAGGTAAATTAACAAGATACATACCTGATTTTTTATTATCTTATGCAGACAAAACTGGTAAAAAACATATAGAACTTGTAGAAGTTAAACCTAGTAAGCAAGCAGGTCTTACTGAATCTAAAAGTAGAAGAGACAAGGCCGCAGTTATATTAAATAAAGCAAAGTGGACAGCCGCACAAGAATGGTGCAAGCGCCGAGGAATTAAATTTAGAATAGTAACAGAAAACGAAATATACCACAAACCATAACATGCCTAATTGGACAGACAAAGTCAAACAAATTTGGAATTCTACCAAAGACATAGACGACAATATAGAAGATTTAATCAAAGCATCAATAAAACGAACCGTAATAGCCGAACAAACAGATTTTGATCCATGGGATCCTCGATTACAAAAACCAGAAGATTTTAGTGGTGAAACCAACGTTGAAACTAGAAGACCACCCAATCTTGCAATAATTAAAAAATATAAGCACGAAGGCAAAGAACAAGAATGGCGGGCGGATCATAATAATTATGGATTTCGATGTGAGGATATAGAAGAAAAAACAAATAACGATTTAGTTATAGTTTCTTTAGGTTGTAGTTTTACATATGGTGCAGGAACTCATGTTGAAGATAGATGGACAGATGTATTTTGTAGAAAAATACAAGAAACAACAACATTAAAAGTACGAAATTATAATTTAGCATTAGAAGGGCATAGTAATGATTATTGTGCCAGAATGGTTTTTAAAACTATAGAAAATTTAAAACC